GACGCATACACGGTGGTGGTGGTGTCAGGATCGATGTCAAGAAACGGACCTGCCTTGAATTCCACCTCGGTCAAAGTCCAGTTGGTCGGCCCGAATCGGGAAAGCTTGCGCGGCGCAAATTCTGGATGCACCAGGTAAATCACATCGCCAGACTGCACCATGCGCAGGGCCAGTGTTCCATTGGCATTGACTAGATTCGCAGCGGTGTACGGTGTCGAAATCTCATACGGACTGCCGCCCGACAAAACCTGGCCGTGATTGGTGTAGAAACGAATGTACTGATCGCCAAATTCCAAAATGTAGGCATCGGTTTCGGCAAACTCAAAACGCACCAGCCAAGTACGATCCGAGGAATCCTTCACTTCACTGACGAATCGAGTGCCAGACCGGCGGCGTGCCGGACCTTGGATCATCGGGATAAACCCGATTAGTTGCTTACACGCGCTGGGATACTTGCGGTCGAGATCGACGCGCCCCTCCATTGCCGGAGAGAATTCGCCCGCATTGAACGAAGTCTGTATCGGGCTGGCTTTTGGCATTTATTCCACCCAAACGATAGATAGCTGGGCGATATTTGCTTGGCCAGATCGATTTGTGAGTACGAAAAGGTATGAGGTATTGCGCTTGCAGATTGCGTAATCGCTCGAAGAAGCTGCGCCCGCAGCATGGCCGCCAGTGCCGCCAACCACCAATGATTCATAAACCACGGTAGTTCCGGTCGCAGTAGTAGGATCAATAATTACGCCAGAATTACTGGTCAATGTTGATGCGCGATTGCGGTTTTTAGGCACAAACAAAGTGCCGCCGGTCACGCTGGTTGCGCCTTCATATACTTTTAATTCGGAATCGCCATCAGATAATGCTTGTACGCCAACTCCAACATCCACAGTAGCCGGAGTTGTAAGCAAAATTTGAATCGATGCGTCGTCCGCTAGGGTATCGCCATGCCCTTTGATCTTGTAGGCATAGAAAGTGTTTCCGTCAATAACGGCTTGCGTGCCTTCCATGCGCGAAATTGCGCCACGCATCTTGGTGGTATCAGATTCAGGCGTTCTCGTTCTCATGGTTAAATCCTGCTAAGCACCCAACTATCGTCAGGCATGTCTTGGGGTTGCTGCTCAACAGCACCAGAGCGGATCGCAATGCTGATTGCTTGCTGATATTCCTTCCAGGCTGCGTCTTTTTTCTGATTGGATTGCGTCAAATCCTCGGCCATTTCTGCCGCTAGACGGCAAGCAAAGGCTTCGACAAAGGTGGAATCCCATTGCGCGGTATCTTCCTCGCGACGGATATACCGGATCTTTAGCGGAGCCACATAGTTGGCAAGGATCTTGCCGCCTTCGAGCATGTATTCCGCAGTCGAGCTATTGCGGTAATTGCTAAGGTCCGGACCCTGATAGATGTCGTTGACTTGAATCAGGCGCAAGCAATCGCTCGGCAGCTCATATTCGTAATCAAAGCCCCAATCAGGCGTAGATGTTAAGGCCGCAAGGCTTGCGCGCTTGACGGCAAAAGACCACAAATGCGCACGCAGTTCTGCGTCACGCACGATGGTGAACATAGACTGGACTGCGCGTGCCTGCTTGTTGTCATCGCCAAAGCTGATGATTCGGGCAGCACCCAGTTTGGTCAATGCACGATTGGCAATTTCGACCTGTGAGGCCATGAATTACCCCTTAGGCCGGCGGCCAAATGTCGCGCAGAATGTAGTTCTTGATGTTGTCGATAGCGACAAGCACTTGTTCGCGGGTTGCGTTGTCCGCCAGGTCGATCGCGATTTCCACGGTCTTGGACTGGGTACTTGCGCCTTCCGCGACTTCGTATTCGTTGTCGCCAATTTCCAAAGCGTAATAGCGTGATGCCATCGTATTTCTCCTAATTGAAAAACGGCCCCCGAAGGGGCCGCTTGCTCACTGCTTAGTCAACCACATACAGCAAGAAACCTACGAGGACATCGCCATCAGCGATTGCCTCATCCTGAGAAGTAGCGCGGATGACCACGCCATTCTTGGATTCAAACAGTTTCGTGCCGCCAGTTGCGGTTACTGCGTTACCGAAGGTCTGATAACCAGCGGTATCCACATCGAGGCCATCGTCGATACCGTTCGGGTCTGCGGTTACAGCAGTACCGTCCGGAGCAACATAGGCATCCCAACCGAGGTCGAGCGTAGCAGATGCAGTGGTCCAGTTGACATATGCCTTGGACTGCGAAGCAAGAAGGCGAACCTTACCAGCCGGCAGTTTGCACAGAGCAACAGAGGAGGTTGCATCGCCAGCACCATCCTGGGTAGCGGTGAAGTAGGCAACACGCACACGACCACGCTGGACATTCGTTTCCAGGTTGCCGGTGTTAGCGACCCACGCTTGGTTGTATTCAGTCGAATACTGGGTAGTTACGGCCATGATTTATCTCCTTACTCAGCGCACTTAATTTCCACGACCTTCTTTTCTTCGGTGCGGGTTGCGCCGAAAGTACCCTTCACATAGACCTGGGTTGCGTAACCCTTGTCTGCGCGTTCGGAGATCATGGTAGAGATGTCATTCCACATACCGAGGTGCATGCCAGACTTAGCGAAAGCCGCAACGCGACGATAGCTAGAGCCGTCAACATCCAGACGCTCAGAGTGAATGAAGTTAAAGCCCATGAACGCAGTGATCTTGCCGTCAACAAGCACCGGACGGGTGTTGTAGTCGAGCGAGATTGCCTGTGCTTCATTGAGCAGGTCATCGTGCTGCTGCGCGCTGATTACGCAGAAAAGCGGATCGTTGTCGATGTCCACTTCGTTTGCCATCAGAACACGCTTCGCTTCGCGGAGCTTGGCGATATTCAGACCAGTAGCACCAGTCGAACCGATGGTAGCGGCAACCTGCTGGCCAGCTGGGAAGCTGGTGTTGGTTGAACCGTTTTCGCCGGTCTTAGAAGTGCCAAAGAACGATGCGATGATTTCGTCGTCCATTGCACGGCCCAGTGCGTATGCACCGTTCTGCGCGTAGCTGGACTGCGGATCAATCAGCATACGGAGCTTGTCCTGATCGTCGATCAAGTCTGCCCATTCATAGTCAGTCGGGAAAACCCAACGCGCATCAGCAGGAGTGCTAATGAGCGGAGTGTCGCCGTGACGAACAACGCGCTTCTGCGCTTCAACTGACCCAACCTGTTCGATTGCCTTAGCTGCCTTACCGGTGTAAGAACCAACTGAAACGGCATCACGCAGTTTGGAACCCTTTTGCTGCAAAAGCAGCTGAACATTCGTCGTATATTGCTGGACGAAATGTGTAGTTACATTGAAAGACATATCAAGTCCCCCACAAATAGTTAATGTCAAAAACCATTTCCGAAGGGCTTATCCAGAAATACTGGGGCCATTTCTGCCGTACAGCCGGCTAACGCTTACCAGTCTTTCCTGGTGGTCTGCCTGGCCCTCGCTTTGGGAGAGGATTATCAGGCGTTTCAGCTTTCGCTGCCCCAAGGACATATGCTTCATATGCCCTGGCCCTTTCTATTACATCATTCGGTAATAGATCGGGCCGATGGGCCAATTCTAAGCACTTAGTCCGTATTTCTGCAACTTCCATTAACTTGGATACGCAAGTCGCATCAGGCGATCCATTTCCGCCTTCGCGTCTGCGTTCCCCGAAAGGTATTTCGCCGACCATTCTTTGTCGCCTTTTAGCTGGCCCAAGCGTACTCGCGCAGCTTCCGGTGACATGCCCATGCCAGACGGACGACTGCCATCGACAAACGCATCTTCGCCAAGACCTTTCCCGATATTGGCAAACAGCTTCATCATTTCTCGCGTGCCAATCGCATCCTCGATCTTGCCCAGGGTTTGCTCAGGCACGCCAAATTGGCGAGTTGCACGACGCGCATTCTCAATATTCGCGTCATATTCCTTGCCCCATTCAGACTGCAACGCACGCATTTCCATTTCGGCGTTCTGCATCTGCGCATTGACCTGCGCCTGGTACATTTCCTGACTGTTGTTGTTCCACCATTCGGCCAGGCTTTCTGCCTGCTTGGCGGTAATGCCTAGCTCATGGAACTTGCCCGCAGCCATCTTGGCAAAGCCAGGATCTTGGCCTTCCGGAATCGGCAGTTTGTAATCTTCTGGCGATGTCGGACGACCGAGTTTGTCGTAGAACTGGCCCCATTCTGTCGGGTCTGCGTCATCCTTCGGCATGACCAAACCACGGCCAGCCTTGTCTGCGCCCAGCATCTTTTCCAGATTCATGTAGGACTGGATTGCATCTTCTGGACCTTTCCAGCCTTTG